GGTTATTCCTGTTCTTATTCCATCCAATCCCCAACACCCTACCGCCCTTGACTACAACGGCTCCATGAGTATTTCTAGCAATTGATTTTGTTGCACAATATCTGGCAACACTAAGATATGCAGTATCTCTTTTTGAGAGCATATTGTATCCTAATATCTAAAGATGCCTGTTTCTACTCCCATAAGATCCATGTAACTAACCAAACTTGATGGTGTTTCCTTAGGGGCAGAAAGAAAAGCAAAATAATCGAAAGTTTCGGCATGTTCTTGAATATATGATACTGGAACCTTAAAGAATCTAATTTTTATTCCGCGTCGCCTTAATCCATCTTCTGACATATTGCAAAATTCAGAGGTAAATGAATTTACTTGTGCTGGTCCAACAGTATAAACATTAAACTCATCACCAGATACAACAGAGGATAACGCCACTCCCATTGCACGCATAAATACGTTGTAGTCAATAAAACTTTTTGTTCCTTGCACTGCTACATTCATTACTGCTCCATTTCACTTTTCTTTAGATCATCAAGAATTTTTAACAAATTGCTTAAAGATTTTTCTGATAACTTCATTGTATCAATTGGTCTTGCTGTTGACCAATCTGGTTCTCTAGTAACATCTGACTCATAGAATATGTTGTCGTGTACCCAAAATGCCTTAGTATCATATATGGCAGCACGAATTATATGTCGCTCTTCATCTTCTTCAAGATCCATGCTTTCATATTCATCGTCAACACTTACTGTACTTCTTTTCAATATTATATACAAAAGTGATGCTACTGTCAATACCCACGGAACGGTTATTAATATTGTTAACATTACATCCTCCTTGGAAAAAAGTGTCCCATCCAAGTATCTTGCGTTGGCTGTTCTGCTTTTTGTGGATTTCTATTACTATTAGATCCATTTATTATTTCTTTAAGTCTGTTTATCGTATCAACATTAGTTATTCCACTTGGTGTTCTATATGCTATTGCTGCAATATCATATGCTGAATTACGATCAGGATATGGTTCTGAAGAAAAGTCATCAGACTTTTTTGCATCCCGAACATTTGCATACAATGCTCCTAGTTGTGCATTGGCCTCCTCTTTTGTTGGGTGAGTTCCAACGACTCTTCCAGTTTGGCTTTGCACTACTTCATATCTTGATCCTGATCTTTGTACGTTATATGGCATAACTATATTATACTCTCTTCTTGTACGTCACTTGGGGATTGAACCCAACTCTAGGATGTATATAAGACACCATCTGACCACCAGCCAGCCGTGACGCTTAAGCCCTAGTATGAAGCCAAGGCCAGTATGTTCCAACTAATAAATACTAGAACTAGTAATGGAATCATTAATTGTGGTACTTTGATCTCTTGTCTGCTTCCATATTGATTTCCTATGGAAATCAGTGCTATTAATAGATTAAACATAAACAGCATTAATGTTGCTACGAGAAATGATGTGACCATCATGTGACCTTTCTGTTATGAAAAGTATACTACAGCATATTGAATGAGTCAAGGAAGTTGGCAATATCATCAGGCATTTCTTCTGGTTCCCACCTTTTATTGTCATTCTCATCTTGACTATGTTTTTTATTTATTGATTTCCAGTCATGGATCTCAATCTCTTGATTAAGATTACGAGGAGTGTGGGCTATTGCATTGTATACCGCCCCTGTAACGGCATCTGATAGATCCTTAGAGCCTTTTCTAGGATGGTCAACTTTCCTATCGTTAATGATCTTTAACTCGCTCATTTCCTGTAAGAGAATATCTATGTGGGGCATCAGAACTCTGCTCTCGTAGTAAAGCATTGCAAGATCTTCATAGTGCTTTTTCCCCACAGAAAGAGTATCAGTCTTTATTCCCACAGACTTAAGTTCTTGTTGAATGTCAAATGATTGCCATCTGTCAAATGTCACAAGACCCAATTGAAAACCCTGTCTTCTAAAGTTAACAATCCAATCCTTTACTTCAGACAGGTTGACTGGACCCTCTTTCTTAGGTTCCCACCAAACAATTGCGTCAACAATAACGAACGGGTGAACTTGAGTATAATCGTTAAACGTTCTTATTTGAACCCACTTATCTACATGAGCAATAGCAACGGCACACTTATCGTGTTTTTGTGCAAGGTCAGCATGAAGGTAGTATCTTATATCTTCCTGTGGCTGCCACACTGGCTCAATCCTCTTGGATTGATCAATGGGATTGTGCAGGCACATTGCTCGCTCAAGTACGCTCTTGTCCTTGAAGAATGCGTCTGATGAGAACGATGGCATACAGGCAAAGCGTTGCATGGCATCTGCGTTGTCTGTCATGAATGCTATCTTGAAGTCTTCAATCCTTCTTGTTGGATTTGCATCCCAAGTTGTACGCTTAATTGCATACACCCCAGGATATTTATAGGATATTATATGATCTTCTGTCCACTCAATTGTAAACTGATTATCTATAGAATCGTGTGGAAGTTCTTCGTTGATGACGAAAGTGTGTGATTTATGCTCAACGTCTTTTTCAGCAACTACCTCGTCATATCTCTTGGAGATAAAATCTCCTGGATAGCGAGGGAATGAGAGAAGGATTACCTTGCCAAAGT